AACTTGTTTTTCTGCGCCGATATATCATCTTTAACGTCTTACGCTATTCAATTGTCAATGTACAATATTTTTAAATCGGTTATAATTTGAAAAATTTATCAGTAGTCAAACGAGCAATTGTGCCTTTTGGTGTCGGTTTGAACTCTGCAAAACCCCATTTTGATAACTTTTTCTTTGTTGTTCTAAAGGTTTGTTGAGACATTCCGGCAATTTCAGCGGTGATAAAAGCTTCTCCAATATCCAATTCAGGAATTGAAAAGAAATCATCTCGTTTTGTGTTGTATGCAATTTTCAACAACATCAAGAACGCATCTGTATCTTTCATCAAATTGTCTGTTTCTTTGTTGATTAAAATTTCCATAATCTAACCTTTTAATTTCGCATAGCCGAGCCAAGCCTAATCTAGGCTTATTTCTTTAAGACCTTTTAAACTTGAACCCTTTTACTATGTTTATAGTGCCTTTTGTATGCTTTTGTTACTGCTTTGCGTTGTCCCTTTTTATACTAGGTTGGCTCTAGTCGCTTAACATCTGCTTTACGTTTTATTGACACTGTGTCAGGTTTAAAATATTATCGTTTTGAACTAACATTTATAACTGACAAAAGTATTATAGTTCATTATGAACTATTTGTCAAGTCCATTATGAATAAAATCAGAAGTTCATAATGAACTATTTGTCAAATATGAATAAAAAGGATTGAAATGAAAACATCGGAATTTTTAAGATTATTAGCTGAAACATTAGGATTTGAACCGACATTAAAAGATTTATCAAAAATTTGTAATCACCCAAGCGAACAAACAATATACACAAGAAAAAAACGTGATAGTAGTTTCCCTGATGAAGATATTGAAAAAATCGAAGAACATTATGGCATAAGCTTACGCAGTGGAGATAATAACTCGGTTGAACTTAATTATTATCCTGATGTTTTTGCCTCTTGCGGAACTGGTTGTACAGTTTTTCAAGAAAGCCCCGAGAAAATATCAATAAGCAAAGACAGTATTACAGATTATTCATCAAATGCGACATATTCTGTCATTACTGCCGAAGGTTCATCCATGTATCCTCTTATATTTGATGGTGATAAAGTTATTTTAAAACATTGGCAAGGTGAACAAATAATAGATGACAAAGTTTATTTATTTTCATACAACAATGAATTATTCATTAAAAAGCTTGTCAAAAATATAGATCAGATTATTATTAAATCAGAAAACAAAGAATATCAAAATAGAGTAATTACCCCTAACGATACATTTAAAATCATTGGGCGAGTTGTAAGCCTTATCAGAACAAACGTATAGATTATTTTGTTTATTTAGGATTTTTTAGTACCGGTTTATTACTTTCTTTAACCGGTTGACTAACCTGTTGAACTGCCGAGGTTTTCTCGGTAGTTGGTTGTGTCGACTCTGATTTTGATATATTCAACATTAAAAACGTTATTACCAACGTTACAAACAATGTTATAACAACCGCTAAAACGATTTTTAAAACGTTGTTTTGTGCTTTTAGTTGTTTGTTTTGTGCCTCTGTTTCAAAGTATTTCTCTTGTTTTTGAGTTTCGGAAGTCGTCAACAAATAAATTTGTTTGTCTTTTTCTCTCATTTCATTATAAAACGTTTCTTGTAATGTTGAAAAACGTTCAATGTAACGTTCTGTAAACTCTAGTATTTTATCGCTTTTTTCTTGTTTTACTTCTGGCGCAACGTCTATAATATCAGGTGTTTCGGGTTCGTTTAAACCTGTATTTAAAACGTTTCCATAACCGTTTTTAAACCCTTTTGATTTATTTTTTTCATCTTCTAATGCCACATCATCAAGCAGAATGTACGTTACATTGTTTTCAACAACCGTTTCATAACGGTTTCTATAACGTTTAATATCTGGGTTGTTTTCATCTGCTTTTATTTTTTTATTTACAGCAGTGACAGAACACCCCAAAATGCTTGCTAATTCCTTAACAGTATATTTTTTTTGCATAATCACAACCCTTTCTTAAAACGTTGCTAAAACCGTTAAACTATCCTTAAATAACGTGTTATAAACCTTCTTGACACATTAAAACATATCAACTAGCATGAGTAAAGTAATGGCATGCTAATCTTTACATGCCGTTAACAAAAAACTAAATAATAAAAAAGACCTTCTCGAAAGAAAGCCTCAAAATCCAAAACTAAGTAAATAATACCACGCTTTCTTTCATTAGGCAATAGTTGATGTGCAAAATTTTAGAAAGGGAGATGTGGAGATGAGAGAGAACACTGTCAAAAAGCATGCTGGGCATGGCTTTTCACAATTTAAACTGACAAACTATTTACTTAATAATTTGTCACAATTTGATATTACCCCAATAGCAAAACTTGTTTTGTTGGAATTATCTGCTTGTTATAATCCAAATAAACCTGATATGTTCCCAAAACAAAAAACTCTTGCCAAAAAAATAGGAGTTTCAGAGCGTTCTGTTGTTAGAGGCATTCAGGAGCTTGTTAAAGAAGGGTTAATTTTAATTGAGAGTAAATATACCAATCACTATGTTTTCACGTCAAGAATTGGCGGAGAGTGGTCGCAAAATGAAAAATTTTTTACACCTGAAAATATGTCAGAAGATTTAGGACAAAATGACAATTCAAACCGTGACAATTTGTCACATCATGAACATGAACCTATAAAGGAACAAATTAATCAACCTGAAAGAGTCGAGGATTTTAAAATTCTAAAAGAATATGCAGAAAGTAAAGGAGCTAAGAACATAACTTCATACATTGCAGCTTTAAAACGAAATGGGGCAGCTGAGAAGATAATTAAGGACTTTAAAGCTAAAGAGGCAGCTAACAGGTATTATGCGCAACAAATTAAAGAAACAGAGGCAAGAAATGCACAAAATAGAATTTGGGTTGCTGAACCGCCTAAAGAGTGCGCAATGTTGCAGGAGGTGTTGAGAAAACTTAGCAAATAAAAAGCCCTACGGTCTATAAATAGGGCTTGTAAGTTAAGTTTAAAAAGTTAATGATTATGAATTTTTATAATACCATTTGATTTTATTTCGTATAAAATCACCTATCTTAGCGGGTGCTACTTCTTGCCACGGTGAAAGATAAATGATATCAATTTTGCCTGCGCTAGATGTTTTCGGGTTAGCTTTCCCGAACTCATAATGGGTCATAACTCCGTAAGTAGTGATAGGAATATTATACTTTTTGCATAAATCTGCGCAAAGTTTAAATGTTCTTTCACACTGAACTTTTGTCAACGGGTATTCAGTGCGCTTTATGTCTACCTTTGAAGGCACATACATGCCGCACATAGCTACACCAATTGAACCGGTATTACCACCGCCTGTGTGTGCTGCATATTTGCCATCATTGCAATTCTCGTTATCTTCTGGCTTGTATTTACCGTTTTTAACTTCTCCGGTACCTGTAACTAAATAATGATAATATTCTAAATCAGTAGCACAAGGTTTGTTTGTTCCGGCAGTCCAGTGAATGATTATACGTTTCATAAAATTTAACCTTTAAAAAAACTAAATAAATTGCTTAACAACCACATAATAAGTGCGCCAACACCTGAACAAACAAGACTTGTTATTTTTTTATCCTCTTTCAAAATAGTAACATCTTGTTCTAATTGCGTTAACCTTTCGCCGTGTTCTTTTTGGCATTCAAGACATCTTGCACAATTACTTTTTATTACTTTAATGTCTGCATACATTTCTCGTTCTTCTTCGGGCGTTAAGCTCATAAATTTCATTTCCTTATTACCTCTTTTATGTTACCAATAATAAAAACCGCCGTTTTTATTGGCGGCGGAAGGAGTTGTTTATTAATTTTCTTCAAAATATTTTATTCGCTCTTTTGCATCAAAATAAGCACGTTCTGACGGGTCTCCGTAATAATCATTATCCTCAAGGTATCGTTTAGCAATCTTCATAAGCATATCTGTGCCTGTCAAATCTCCAATATCACTGTATTGCATATTAAGGACATAAGCATAATCCATCAATGTATAGTCTTTGTTATCAAAATCAATGTTTACCTTGTTTTCAATTTCTGTTAAGCTCCATTTTGGACCTTTTGAACCGTCACGATTAACAAGACACTCAACTGCTTTTTCATACATTTCTTTTGATACGATATGATAGCCGTAAAGCATATAATCAAACACACAAATAGCTTCTTGTGGCATCTGTTCGATAAATGTCATTATAAGTTCATTGTCAATATTCGGATTATCTTTTTTCAGTTCTTTGTATTTATTTAAAGCTTTTTCTTTCATGTTCACCTCTAAAAATTTTGAATAAAATTTCCTATTTGTTTTAAATTTATAAAATTATCTAATATTTTAAGTAAATCTATTGGTTTAATATCGGGGAGTTCTAAACCCTCTAATATAGGAAATTTTAATAACAAAACTTTTGTTAATTTTTCACCATCATAATAACCGTTATCTTTCATAAAATCTTGTGAAAATTCCTCAAAAATCATTATTTTATGATTTATAAAGGTGTCAAAATCAATATTTTTAGATATCATAAAAAACTTAATTTTATTGCTTATTTGTGGATTTTGAATATCATTAAAAAGAGTTTTTAACATGTATTCTTCAGCTTTATCAAGTTCTCTTTGTATTAGATTTCTCATTATTTTTTATTTTCCTTTCCAATTCAGCAATTTTGGTTTTAAGTTCTTTATTTTCTTCGATTGTATTTGTGATCTGTTCGTTGTAATTAACGATAGTATCTTGAATTGTATCGATATAGTCATCACAAAGTTTTTGACAATTTGGAATTTCCGCAAAATCTTTTTTGAATTTTTCAAACAAAAACAGATTAAAGGCTTCCATCATCTTATTTTTCTTATCAATAACGTTTTCGTTGTTATTAATATAATTAAGCTGGTCGGAACTTAATTTAGAACACATTTCAGATAATTTCTGCCAATAACCTGTTTCATTTATTGAGGATTGCTCCTCAAAATGTTTTAATTTTTGTTCTAAAAGTTCGATATTTCCGACCCTATCATCACTTTTAAACATTTAATTAACCTCCTGTTGTTGTATTTGTTGGAGCAGTCCAAGAATTATAACGTTGCATAGCTTCTGGACAGATGTTATCCAATGGCATAACCAATTTACCCGGAACAAATGTTGCATCTACATAAGCACGCAAGTTATTAGTTTTGCAATTAATATCTTGTTCAAGTTCTTTTTTAACTGTGTCAACTTTATAATTCATAAAGTTGAAATTATCGCTAGTTCTTTGTTCCCCAACTGCTACCTTTTTTTCTAAGTCAGAAATTTGACTTGCAAAAATTTTGTAATTGTTATTAACTTCTGATGTAATTTCTTTTGCTCGGTCAACACTTGCTTTATAGGTTTCAATTCCTATATTATCGGCATATCTTTCAGCCTTTTCTTTCCCTAGTTCAGCTTGTAGTGCTGAAATCTGTCTTGTGTCTTGACATTCACTTGAACCATTTATTTGTCGGCAGTTCCCCAATGCTCCCAAACCTCCATTAAGTAAACCTAATGCTGTTCCTGCAATGCCTAAACCTAAACCTGCGCCACCAACACCGGCAGATGAAACGTTTCTTGTTCCGTCTTCTGTTTTTATTTGCATTTTATCTCCATTTCTCCGACCAATAAAAAAAAATCCTCCATACCTTTAAGTATAAAGGATTGTACTAATAAGAAGGTTCACTTATTATGAGAGATGATTAATTTTTTCGTCTAAAAGGTTAGTTAATGCAATTTTGACTTTCAGCATTGCTTGATTTTTTATTTCTCTGAATGTTGAGCGTGAAACATGAAGTAATTCACAAACATAATCCCGTTTTTGTTCTCGTAAGATAAATTCCGTTAATAACGTTTTTTCCCGATCATCTAACCCCGAAATCTTTATAATTTTATAAAAAATTTCACTATTCATCATTTTCAATATTCTTTTAATTTCTTGCATTACTGCTCCTTCCTTTTGAAAAGCGCAGCTATTCTTTAATTCCAATTATTTTTTTTGAGTTAAACTATGAAATAACTCATCCGGTGTAATTTCAGGATTTAATTCTGTTAATATCCCTTGTTTTTGTAACTCTCTTAAATGCAATTCTGAACAGTGTCTTGTCCATTTTGATTGTCTTTTTGTAAAAACACTTCTAATAGCAGACATAAACGGATAAAATTCACCGATATGTTCTGCAACATTTATTGAAAACATTTTTGTATCAAGGTCAAAATCTCTTATAACAAGTGCAAATTCATCATCGGTAGTCAGTAAATAAGTTAGTAACGGCTGAATTTTTGCTCTCATAGGTTTCATATCGAATAGATATAATCTATCGTTATATTCAATGATTGAGCCGGTGTGAGAAGGGATAAAACCTTTATCAGGGCATTTTTTTTCTTCTGCCCAACGAACTACTTTTGATGTTGCAGAATTATTTTTTGTAAAAATGGCACTCCCAATAAGTCTTTTATGGTTAAAGGTAAGCCAATACTTTAAAGTACTGGCTTTCATCCCCTTAAATGCCGTATTAAAATGAACTTGTGTCATCTTTAAAACCTCCAAATCACTTTTACCCCTATTTTACTCTTTGTCAGTATTGGTAAAATTATCAATCTTTCCGTTAACTTGTACGTTGATTGTAAAAAAGGTGAAATGATTGTTTATATCTTGTTTTTGTTTGCTATTTTGCGGTTGTTTTTGAATATTAGCCGTAAAATATGCTTGATTATTTTTTGCAGATTGTGCAGGCATAACTTCATCAGCAAACACAGTTGAACTACTGACCAATAATAAACCTAATAGAATTGCTAATTTTTTCATCTTTTATCCTTTCATTTTATGTTATTACTTCTTACTTCTTTTATAACTTGTTTACTTTTATAATACCTAAGTTTAGATTTAATCCATTTACCGAACTCATCATAAAGGCTTTGTAGTTTGTAAGTGTCTGTTTGTCTTGTTACGAGCCTGTTACCGTTGTCAAGAGTAATGTTAGTTAGCGTTAGGTTCGTCAGTTGCCTTTGTTTCCACTTCATTTGAAACGTCGGTTGATTGTTCTGTATCGGTTGTATTTTCATTATTACCCCCATTAACAGTTGTTTTATATTGTTGCATTGCATAAAGCTGACAAAATTCCAAATAGAATTTCTGCCAATCTGCTAATGTCATAACATTAGGTTTAATTTGGTGAGCTACTAACCATTCTTCCGTGCATTCTTCTTCTTTTGTAAAATCAGGCGTTTCATAAAAGATTACAAGATTTGTAAGTTGTTCAGTAAGCCCACCTAATGCGGTAGCCATTGTGTTTGTAACATCCATCGCTTGTTGTGCATTAGCATAGCCTTTTGGCTGTAACCTGTAATTACCAAAAGATGTCTGAATAAATTGAGTGTAAAACGTTTGCTTACGTGCGTTAGCTTTTTCCTCATCTGTATAACCTAGCGCAACTAGCTTGTCTGCTTGCTCTTCAATTGTATAACCTAATTTATGATTTTGTTCTACGATGAAGTTTATTTTTTCTTGTTCTGTATAGGGTTTATTTAATTGTGCTTTTACTTCCATAATTTGCTCCTTAACTTACATAACCTTTAGTTTCCCAGTCAAATTCCAATTTATAACCAGTAACAGGGCTAAATGCGCCAAAGCTAGTCGTAGTTTTGTTTGTAGGGTATATTGCCCATTGAGTACCATCTATGCGATTTCCTAGCGTTAGTAGCCTTGTGTAGTTAGCACTCTTATAAGACTTTAATAGTGAAACTGTTGCAACTCCCGTAGTTGCCGTTTTTGAAATACCACCTTGTTCACACCAGCCGTCATTGTACACTACATACCAACTAGGCATTAAAGATTTGTCGGATATTTTAACTGGATAACGAGGCGGGGTATCAAGCTTGTTAGCTAAATTCTCACCAATTCTTCCTGCGTCAATAAGGTTAGGGTTTTGTACTGTTTCACCTACATAGTAGTAAAGTATCAGATTAGTGTTTCCGTCATCTGCACTATGATTTTTCAATGGCAATCTGAACGTTTCATCAGTAGTATTTACAACAAAGTCATAATCTGTAATGTCGCTTGCGGTTGATAGTTTAAACCCATCTTTACCCGCATTAGCATTAGTCAATACCCAGTCATAAAAAACAGGACAAAGTGCTTTTGGATTTTGTTGATTTGCTGATTTTAACCAAGAGATATTTTCCATTTCACCTTTGAAATACATATTCATACCAAAAGTAAAAGGATTATTAAGCTCAAGTGTATCCTTAATATTAACTTCTGTTTCTTGCCCCGTCGCAATTTGAATAAAGTAAGGATATTGGATTGCTTCTTGTTGTACAGGTGCATTGTCTTTATAAACACTATTAGTGTTGTTAGCATTAAATGTTATGTATGCGAGTGTATCACCACTGTATAGTTCATCTCTAAAGGTGTAACCTTCCGCTTTACTTTCAATAGTTGCTTGTGGTAGCTTATTGTTATAAAATTCCACGCGACCTAAATATTGCTTTATATTCGGTAAACTTTCATCTTTAATCAAACCTGCGTTAGCCATATCGGCTAAGCCATTAATATTAACAACAGCAGGAATACGCACCGAAGTAATTTCAACACCGCTATAATTAAATACAAACTTACCGCATTGTCCTAGTTTGCTAGCCCCCTTGATAGTTTGCCACTCTTCTTCTGTACACAACAAGCTAGGATAAAGCGTTGTAATCTGTTTTAAACGTGTCAAGAACCCTTGTGTATTAGTATTAATATCAACAATCTGCCCGTTAAGTCTGCGTCTTAACCCTTTGGTTTCATCAAGAAACAAAGACATACCAATATCACAAACTTCAAGACCTGAACCACCTAGCTTTACTTCTTCCCAGTAATCTGTATTTGTTAAAGCGTTACCTTTATTTTCGTCTTGTTTAGATTTGTATAAAACAAACTCATCATTAACAATTCTAATAACCGCATCATCTTTGTTATATTCTACGGTTGCAGAATAAGTCCATATCCCAACATTAGCTAAACCATCTTCAATATGGTTCATGTTATCCGCATTAACTGGTGTTCCTAATTCCTCAACATCTCCAAAAGCATCAATTAAAGTTGTCGAACCGTCGTCATTTGTCGTAAAATTATAAGTTTTTGGTCTTTGTACTTTTTGGTCTACCCAAGTATTTTTAACGTAAGCCATTTATTAAAATCTCCTTGTTATCTTCATCATAAAGAGTTTTCAATCGGGCATTATAATGGATTTGTACCGCATGCAAACGTTCCGCAACGTTTAAAATATTCAGTAACTACAATGTCAAACGTTAAATAAGCAGGCTTTGCGATATCTAAGGCTTTTTGCATTTCTTTATAGTTCTCTGTTTGTACCATAATCGTAAAATGGTATTCTGATGAATGATTAGAAATATAAAATTGCGGATTGTCGATATTGTTTCTTATAAGCAATTCGAGATTTTTCCACGTCAAAGTCTTTTTTCTTGCTAACTTATTCAAAATCCTTTGCCTACGCTGTTGTAAAGTTAATGATGGGTCATAAGACAATGAAAAATCTGTTTCCCAACGTTCAATAAAATATTCCGTAGTTTTTACGTATAATTCTTTAATGATTTGTGAAATATCATCTCTGACAAGCTGGATTTCAGGGTCAATAGCAAGTAATACATCTTTTAACCCCAAAATGCTTGTAATCTTTTTTGGTAAGTTATCGCTAAGACTCATTGATAATTACCTCACCAGTAACCGGATATTCTGTATCAGTGATTGTAATAGAATTTGTTCCGCCGTTTAAAGTGTAGCTTGTGACATCTTCAACCCCGACACAGTCAAATATCAAATTGTTAATATTAAAGTATGAAACGGAGTTGTCAACTGTCGGCAAGTATGCTTTAAGCTTCTTTGTCAACTCGTCTTTTACATCTATTTCAGTGTAACCGTTTTTCAATACCACATTTGCAACAACATTGATTTTGACATAAGTCAAAGAGTTTACAATTACAGTCGCATTAATCGGTTGAACTGCGTCAATATGGTCATGTACTTTTTCCTTTAAATCTTCTGAAACATCAACATCACCTATTGCAGAGAGATAAACCCCAACATTGCCCGCTCCCATTACTTCTGCACTTTCGATAACGGCTTTTTGCACGCCCTCAACTTCTCTTGCCCATTTTTCATATTGTGCTTTGTTTGCGTTTGTGGCATCTTCTGCCAAATAATCAAGTATCCTTTGTCTGTAAGTTTCATCATCTTCCCTATCAAAACCGTCGTAAGCAGGTTCAGGATTTGTTACCGTTGATAACCCCTCATAATCTGTTACAAATTCCGTAATTGTATTTTCCGGTACATTACCGATAGTTCCCAGTGTTTCACATTTGGCTTTTACACTTGCAATTCCTGATGAATTAATAATCTTGTATTCTTGAACGGTGTAAACAAGGTTATTATAGGTAACTTTGACATTTTGGTTTGTTACTGCACCTTGTGCACCCTCAATTTCAAGATAAACACTTGCGGCGACATCTTCCCTACGTGGCAATCCATAATCACTGCCGACATTGTCCAAATCGTCGCCTGTTGCAGTTTTTACAAAGCATCTGTTTACGATGTTGTTTAATTCGGTGTCTTGAATATTTGCAAGCTCATAAGCTACCGAGCCGATTATCTGTTGTGAAAATCCACCCTCTAAGAGGTTTGCGGGCATTGTAAGCCTGTTATTTATCCGTTCTTGTATATCTTCCTGTGTTCCCATACTTTGATTATGGCAACTGTTGAAACGGGCAAAAACATATCCATGTTTTCATGGACTTGACAAACTTTTTTTAAATTGTCTGTAAGTATTCGTAAGCCTGTGCAACGTTTCCATAAACCGTATTTACAGAGAAGTTGCAAATTACTTTTGAACCTGTGCGAGTAATATCGAAGTCTGAAAGACTTGTGATATACGGATTACACAATAAAGCCTCTTCAATAAAACGTTTTAATTCAGATTTTAAGAGTTCTCCTGACAAATAACGCCCAATGAGCGTATAAATCTCTTGTCCATAATCGGTAGAATATGCGACATAAGTAAATCGAGGGATAAGCAAAGCAAAGTAAATCCATATCTTAATCGCCTCGTTTTTTTCAACGTAGTAATATTGTCCGCCTTGCGTTTTTAGTTGATTTGTTTGAAAATCAAATGCAAGTTCTTTAAAAACAGGTAGTTCAATATCTGTTTTGACTTCCTCAATATCGGTTAATGTAGTCGGGATAAATGGATAATTACTGCTCAATTTCTACCACCTTTCTTATTACAAGATATGTATTATTGCCAAGCTTTTGAACGGTTACATAATCTCCAACGGCAAGAATATATGTGTTTTGCCATTCCTTAAAGAAGTTATAAAAATCTGTCAAGAATTGTTTTTGAGTTCCGGATATTTCAACCGTACCGGTTGGCGTGTTATCCGCTTTCCACAATGCAGGATTGATATTTTGTGCACTGTCTAAGCTTCCGAGATTAAGTTCAATATTTGCTTGCAATAAAAGCGGGTCAATAAAGATGTTATCACCGTTTTGAATACTTATATCTATGCCTCTGTACTCAAAAGCGAAAGGCTCTAAGGATAAAACCTGACATAAAGCCACCATATCAGGATTTGTTGCCTTTGCTTTTTTACCTACTTCTTTCCAAAATTTCCCCGCTGTGCTCATTTTGCAGTCTCCACAAGTTCAATCCCTAACGTCATAACACTGTCATTTGCAATAGTATGACTATCCGATACAATTTCAAATAAGCCATTGAAATTATTCATCGGTTCATAAACCTTTATAAACCGTCCGCTGATACAGTTATTATCGTTATTTACAACGATTGAACCCTCGTTTTTTATAGTCTTTAATTCTTTTTTCGCATCTACAAGATTGTTTTTACTGTCTTTATCATACGTATAAACCGTTTGAAACAAGCCGAATTGATTAATGCTTGCGGTATCTTGAACGGAACTTAACAATTTCCCCTTGCTATCAATTATTAAAACTTTGTTTACGACTTCTGACATATCTTGTGAAAAAGACGATGAGCGGATATTCTGACCGATTGTGAACGTTGCAAAAGAATTATGTTCTGCAAGTTTAAGCGTTAAGCCGTCTAAGTATAGTGTATATCTTTCAAACATAACATCGCAAGCATTTTTCAGGATTTCGTAATAGCTCATATCTCCTGTTGAAACGATATTATGAATATGTGTGTTGTTACTTGTAATTCCGTTTTTGAGATAGAAAAGCCCGCATATTTTGTCTGCAAGTTGTTTAAGAGTACCTCTGAAACGCCCTACGCACTTTGAATTTAGTAATCGTTTCATAATATCACAACAACTAATTTCGAGCGTGCCGTTATCTGTTGCATAGCTTATGCTTTCAATATATCCGTAAAAATATGTCTTGTTGTTCTCAATATATGTGACTTTATCTCCAATTTTGATTTTATATTTTGGGAAATTTTCATCAAGTGGTTGATAAACGATAGAAAAATTCAAAGTTCTTGCCACTGTGTCTTTTGCACCTTGCCAAGTAACCCCATCACGCACAACTTCTATAATTTGGTCATTAATTTTGATCATAGAGGCAACATCTCCACAACTTTGCCCGCAATATCTGCATTACGATTATAAATAGCGTTAAGGTTTGCTAATTCTTGTGAACGACCGCCGTAAGTAAGTTTAGCTATTTTATAAATAGTCATACCTCTTTGAGCAACTTGTTCATTTGGTACAAACTTATTAATTGTGCGTGTTTTTAATTTGGTTACGCTTGTTGCCGATGCATTCATTTTAAGAACAGTGTTTTTATTTGTTGGGTCTACATATTCTACAAGGTCAATGGTGTAACCGACATCTACAACACTTTCTCGTACTGCCTCAACGTGTTTTTCAATCCTGAATAATTTGTTAAGTTTTTCTGAAATAATTACACGAATAATTTCGTCATTGTCTACCCATCTATTAATCATATCAATTGTTTCTTGCAATGAATACGGCTTATAATTTAATCCTTTAACAAGTGAGGCTGCCAACGCAAGCCACGAATTATTAGACGGCAATATATTTGACAGGGTAATACGTTTAAGTCGTTTTTTGCCCTTTACAGCCACCTCTCCATAGCCTAAAATATCGAATGTTTCAATTTCTTTTTCATTCGGAATATCTGTTGTTTCAGGATTAAGCGGCAATGTAATACTTTCGCCTGTTTTTGCGCAATATAACTGAATTTCTAATCGTTTACCCATAGTTTAATTATAGAAATTACTAAAAGGGGCATTAAGTTTTTTGAAGAATTAGCCACATGGGTAGTTACAAAATGTTTTGTTTTGTGTATTCATGTATGGAATAGTTAATTAAAGGAGTTAAGAATGGAACAACAAATTAGCCAAGTAGTTAAGGGTGTTAATGGGCAAGTGGAATTGTCTTATAGCAAAATAGATATTACCCGAAAAGGAGTAATGGGGTTTGCACTTCATGGGTTTGATGGAACAAAAACAATCTTTTTAAGACAATTAACTGCATTACAATTTAAAGAAGCAGGAAATGTAACAAACGGGTATATTCAATTTATCTTTCCGGGAAGTTTAGAGGATAAAGGCGGTTTGTTCAGTGCAACAAAAGACGAAAATACAGTTATGTTTACAAAAGCCCAACAACCTGAATTTGAAAAGCTTAGAGAACATATTATTGCAAGAATGGATTTTTAATAATGGGATTTTTCTTTAGAAAAAGATTTAGATTATGTAAAGGCATTGATTTAAACCTGTCTAAAAATGGCGTTGGGGTTTCTGTTGGTGTTAAAGGTTTTAGAATAAGTAGGAATGCCAAAGGACAAACATATTTGAATTGTGGTAGTAATGGAATGTATTATCGCAAAAGATTAGATAAATCTAATACAGATTTAAACACTGATGAAGAAATGGACAAAGCAACAGCAATAGGAATAACTATAATTACGATTTTTCTATTTGTTGGTACTTTTTTTTGTATATTTGTATTGAATTATGGAATTGTTAAATCAATATTTAATACTGTCATGTGGATTTTTACATTACCATTTATTTTTTTTATAGGTGAGATTATTCATTGTACTATAAAGACAGATATAGAAACAAAAGTTTGTGAAAATAATGATACAAAAATTACCGAAAATGATATTAATATGTTAAGTATAATTATTTCTACAATGTTGATGTTAATTTCAAGTTTTGGGACTTATATTGTTTGTTATTTTCTAAAAATCAATTATTTTAAAACTCTACTATATTCTATTGTCAGTGGAGTTGTTGTTGCGATAATGGCTTTTGTTGTTTTTGGGGTAAAAAACTTTATTCATGCTGATGAAAAAGAAGATAATACAAATACTTGAGAAATCGGAAAAACCGATATTAATATTGATTGTACTAAATTTAGTCGTTTTTATACTAGATAGTATGAACTCTTTTCATGCGAATTTTAATAATTATATTCGGAGATTTGAGATCTTTTCTATAGTGATATTTACTGTTGAATACGTGTTAAGAGTTTTGACTATTAATAACCTTAAAGACCTCTTTAAGCCTATGATGTTAATAGATTTCTTTGCAGTTGCTCCATTTTATATAAATTCAACCAATACAATATTTTTAAGAGTTCTGCGTTTTTCAAGATTTTTGAGGGTGTTAAAAGTAAGTCGTTATTCACAAGCATTGAATAATATCATAGATGCCTTTAAAGCAAAGAAAGAAGAATTAATTATAACTTTTTCTTTTTTGGCAGTAGGAATTCTTATATCAGCAATATTAATATATTTAACTGAACATGACGCACAACCGCACATCTTTTCATCAATTCCAAAATGTATATACTTCGCAATAATCACCTTTACATCAGTCGGATACGGAGATATTACACCTGTTACAAGATTAGGCGAAATTGTTTGTAGTATTACTGCAATATTCGGAATTGGCATTCATGGGTTATTTATTGGTGTCATTGGAGCAGCTTTAATGGAAGTTTTTAAAAAATAAGATTTAATTAGCCATATTTAAACCACTAAGTATAATATCATTTAATTGATTATCTCTTGATAGTGTAATATTCCCGCTAAAAGTATTGTAAGTATTTGTGGTTGTATTCTGTGTTTTTCTATAATTTGTAATTCTTTTGTTTACATCTTTACCATATTTAGCGGTAAAAGCTTTATCACCCATACTAGCTTGTAATTTACTTAATTTGTCTAATTGTTCTGTATCAAATCCAGTATTGATACTACTAATTTTCATATTTTTAAGATGTTGGAACCAACCGACAAGAGTTTGAATAGCTTTCACTAAGGAATAAACAAGTCCAATTATGCCAATAATTGCAGCTGCCCAAGGTGCTGTTGCTACAACAAAGCCACCAATTGCCTCAGCTGCAACAGTAGCAGTCACCCCAAAAGAACCTAATATCATTACAATTGACCCTAAACCACTAATCACTGGACCAATAGCAGCTAAAAATAAACCAAAGCCAATTACTAATTTTTTTTGAAAGCTGTTTAAGTTCATAAACCAATCAACCATTGCCACAATTTTATCGGTCAAAACAACAATCCAACCGATTAATTTTTCAAGAATATCAGAACGTTGGAGAAGTTTATCCATAATTTCCAAAACTTTTGGCATTAGTCTTGTAATAATCGGTGCCATTTTAGCTTGAAAAATTCGATTAAATCTGTCCATAGTATCAGTATATTTCACAGCATTATCAATATCTTCTTGAGAAATAATTGTATCTTGTGCTTGTTTACGTAAATTTTCAATAGCCTCTGCTGATTGATTTAACAATGGTTTCATTTCAATAAAACTACGCCCAAATAGTTTATTTCCATAAATTGCTTTTTGTGTAGGATTTTGCATGCGTTGCAACGCTTTTACTGCATCATTAAAAACATCGTTTTGGTCGCGTAAACGCCCTCTATTATCTGTAATACGTATTCCCAAAGCCTTAAAAGCTTTTACACTGTCTTTTGAACCCTTTTTAACAGAATTAAGTTGATTTGCAAGAGTTTTAAATCCCATTTGTAAACTTTCAACATGTCCCCCATTTTGAGACATAATAAAATCCCATTCTTGAAAGTTTTTTGCTGACATTCCTATTTTTTGAGACATCTTGTCTATTCGGTCACCATATTCTGCGGTTTGAGAAAACCACCCCTGAACACGATTAAAAGCCATCCCGACTACACCAGTAAAGCCAGTTATGCCTAATCCTAACTTTGACACAACACCGGTAATTTTGTTACCCCATTTTTGCATACTACTACCTGCTAATTTTGCTTTATTAGCAAGATTTTTAAAACTATTCCCTACTTTTTGAATACGTTCTCGAATTTTAGACATAGGCTTTTGTGCCTCTTGCATACTTTTTTGTATTTTTTTCAAAGGTTGTGATACTTTATCTACAAGTAGTAATATGTCTTTATATGTTGCCATTTAATCCTCAATCTGTTGTTTTTCGTTCCACCAAGCCATTGATGCTAAGTAGAACATTTTTTCGTGTATTGTTAAGTTTAAAATATGTTCAGGAGTTATGCCCTTTTGCAAATAATATGCGCATAGGAGAAGGTTAATATCTTCTCCTATGGCTTTTTTATCTCCTCAACATCTTCCTCCATCTGTTTTTCAGAAATGTTATTGATTTCGGTCATAAAGCCGACAATCTCAATGATTTCATCAGGTTCAAACAAGTATTCAATAACATCGTAATATTTTACGATTAATTTTTCTTGTTTTGCACGTTCTGCAAGGTCTTTAATCCCCTCTATTGATTGATAAATATAAGGGATTGACTTTTTGACAATGTCACCAATTGTCAAATTAGACTTGCCGATTTCGTTCATATACAAGAACTCACGTTTTTTTGCACGTGTCAACGTTCTGATTTGATACGTTTCGCCACCTATTGTAAGTGGGAAAGCCTTAACCTCGTTTTCAGATTGTTTGTTTAGTTCGATTTTTTTCAATAATTTATCTAAATTCATAATATCTCCTAGTCAATAGTTGATGTCGTAACAATTTGAGATGGTGGAAATCTAAAAGACATTTCTTTTGATACAATTTCGTTTTTGCTCCAAGTTGCAAGCGGAATACTATCGAATGTAACTCCCGGGATTGAATAAGCCTCTTTTTCTCCTGTTGAACGTCTTGTTAATTCACCCTCAATAGTAAATCTAACATCAGGATTGTTTTTGATTTTGTTGAACATTTCAACCGTCATTGAGTTTGTAGCCTGATAATTCAACGAGCCATCGCCTTGAAAACTCAAAAATTTGCGATCAACATCTTGACCTATGTTTACATCATCGTAATTCATTGTTACATTAGCCTCTAACGATGCCCATACGCCGACTTCTTCACCGTCAAGCCACACTTGTACGTCAGTGCCTGTCAATACATCTTTTGCCTGTGCAGTCATATCTTAAATACCTTGTCCTTTCTTAATTACGCAGCCTCTGCGAGAGTTTCAAATAAGTACATACCCAAGTCTAAATCTTCCATTGTGTCGGTAGGAGAACAAACTCCATTTAAGAACACGTTTGAACCTGTATTTGCTTGAATAATGTCTTGATAAGACATCTTGCTTGTGTCTTTGCCTTTCTTTTCCAAATAAGCCTTGTTCTTTTCGTAAGAAATTCGGACTTCGTTTTGATTTGCAATTTCAAGCAATCCGTTTACGGCTAAATCGTGTAAATACGCATTGATTGCACCTACAAAACGCAATTTGTTTGAGTAGTTGTTTGTGTACTTGCCGACATAAGTTGTCCTGAACGTTGTAATGATGTCATTTGCAATCATATCCATAATGTTGACAATACGGATTTTTTGGAAAGCCTCTGTAACGCCGTCTGTTAATGTTGTCAAAGAGTTTACCGCACGACCTAGTTTAAATGAGCCGTCTTGTTGCAAAATAATCAATTTACCTGCCTTAACATCTGCATCAGGAGTTTCAGACAAAGTGCAATCGTAAACTTCCGGTAGTTCGAAATAAGTCAATGAACGGCTTGCAGGAAGTCCTGAAAAAGCCCCCGCAACACGTGTTGTAAAATCGCCATAAGTGAAAGTTTTATCAGCGTCGTTAAGGTTTGCTTTAATATTTGTAGTCGCAAAATTAACAATATATGGAACATCCGGCGCAGTAGGATTGCCAAGAATAGCAATAGAGTAGTTGTTGTTTTCTCTCTGTTTTTGCAAGTAGTTTTTAATCATTGTGTGTTCACTCGCTTTTGCAGACGGATAAACAAGAACATAACCGCTATAATAGTTCAATTTCTTTTGAATTTCTGCAAAATCTTCTTCTGATTTAATACAGATTACCTCTGTTGGATTGCCCAAGAATGCCAAAGTGATTAAATCATAGTTTGCACTTGTCCAATCAGCTTTTTTGACATCTCCAAGCGTAAAATAAGAAATCCTATCATTAGAAGTAGTATTGTCATTTAAAATCATTACGACTTTGCCTAACTTTTGTTTTTGAATAGCTGCTATCGCCAATTCCTTAAAAGTAATTAAAAAACTAGGTTGTTTTTCTACCATTTCCCTGTCCTCTCTTTATTTCATTGTTAGTTGTAATTCTTGCATCAGTTCTGTTTCGTCTTGTTCTCTCACGTAAAAAGTGAGGTCAAAAAGCATTTGCAAAGCCCCATCGACAAGACTAAATTCAGTATTTTGTGCATATAGTTTTGTGTCTAAAAACTCAAAATTCTTTGTAGCTTTGCGGAATATATCCTCATAAGTCAATAAATCAGCATTATCGCAATCAGCCTCTTTGCAGTATTCAAGCACGCAATTAACCGTTACTTGTGCCCAACGTGTCGGGTCTGCCGGCTCAATAATTTTATAATTGCGAATATAGAAAAAAACGTAAGGATATTGTACTCGCTTGATTTTTTCAAAATTGAAGTTCATTGTTTTGTCAAGTGAATAAATAGATTTTCTTATCGCATTTTTTAGTTCTACAATAATACCCATAAACACAGTATGACAGTGAGCCAATCGGACATTATTCATTTAAAAAAGAATTGTGATAACTAATAATTGCTTTTTCAAGCTCCTTGTCTAGTTGTTCAAGCGCATAGAAGTGAGCTTCATCAAGAGTATTACGACCAACAAATCGACCTTTCCAACGCCCACCATTTCGCAAAGCATGTCCGAATTCCAAGTGACTTGCATAATCCATACTATTGTTTAAAAAAACCGCATATGTGCCTTTTTCAAGCTCTTGCGATTTTGCTTCCCAAGCTCCTTTATATGCACCCGTATCAACAAGCCCCTCTTTGTCTGTAAACTCTTTTGCGGTATTTTCTGCTTTTATAGCTGTCTTTCTTGCAACCTTTTTAAACACTTTTGGTACATCAGCTTGATATTGCTTTAATTTTGCAGCATATTGGTCAAACATAATTACACCTCTGTGTTTTTTTCGCAGTGTGTTTGAGTAGTCAAATAATATTGATGGCTTTCTCCTGCAATAAGTTTATATTCTTGCCCCTGCGAAGTCTTAACAAAAACAACATCATTAGGTTGCAAATCTATGTCAAGTGAAGTGTCATAAAACAAAGTAAAATCATACATTACAGTAGCAGTGCTTTGCGACTGATTTAAGGCACTTATTGCCTTGACTGATAAATGACAAGGAATATCCGCCGCAATCGTCTTGTAATCGCCCCAGAGTGTTTCACCTTCAACAACTGATTTCAATTGACGTTTAATTGTACAAATATCACTTCTAAACATCACTAACTACTCCAATAATTAACTTAAATGGGTCAAGCTTTCCATTGTATTTTAACCCAGTTGAATTAGTTGACATTCCGCCAAATGATATTTGCATATCACCCTCTTTATAGCTTGTAATATCCCCGTCAATAGTAAATATGCCTTTACGGTTTAATTCGTTCACTATAACGTCTGCTAACGGTCTTTCCATTCGCTCGGGAACATCTTTCCGATAGCAATATGCTAGACATTCATCAATAATCATATTAATTTGAAAATCTAGTTTTGGGTTATCTTCTTGTCCTGATAACAAAAGCACATATTCTTTTATTTTGTCGTAATTATCAATCATTTTTGCTCCATTTGTTAAGGGAAAGGGGGATTAATTCCCCCTTTTGTTCCTTTTGTTTTTCGGTGTTGCCTCGACTTCGTCATCTTGTGTTTCAAGTTCTTCGTCGTCTTCCGCCTTCGGCGTTGCCTTGACTTCTACAAAACCTAACTCTTTATAGCGTTGCCAGTCAGTTTCACAAATATTGCGAGTTATGCCGTCTTTATATACTAACATTCAACCTCCTTAGCCTGCGGCTTTTGCGTTCAAGTAAATACCTGCTTTTTTGTTATCAAATACAAAACTGTCATGATACAATCTGTAATCAAATTGCCATGCGTCTTTGTTTTGGTTTTCATCAGGTGTGAACATTTTCGCAACAACGGATTTTGTGATGTTGACGGATGCAGATTTGTCCATAACGATAAAGTTGATGTCTGCACCTATTGTCTCAGTTTTGGAGTAACCGCCCGCTGTATTTGCACCGCTTGCAGGTTGACCGTCTGCCAATGTGATTTGCGTATAGAAACGAGTTTGCGGAACTCTGACAATCTGAATGCCGTTATAACTTTCAATAACATTATTGATTGCATTTTCGCCGTTAAGCGTTGTTCTTGTGATGTTATCGGACATCAACTGTGCAACTGTTGGCGTTGTGAAAATAATCAATCTGCTATCGTCAACTTCTTTTTCTTGCAAAGTCGTAATTGCGGTATCAAGTGCGGATTTTGCAGTGGAAGAAGTCAAAGTTGCAGCAGTTGCAATATTGTCTGCTTTTGACGCAATTTTTGCAAATCTGTATGCGTCGATTTCAGGTACTACGTACTGTCTTAGAAATTCGCCAACCATACGAGCTGCGACAAGTCCAAAGCTTTCGACATTGTCCATTCTGTCGAGAGAAAAACGTCTGCCTCTGTCGTTTGTAAACTGGTGTGTTTCCCAAGTCAGCGAGACGTCACCTTCTGGAAATCCTGTCGTTTTGGAGTAATCGCCTAATCCCATTAAAGCAAGTTTTGCGATTTTAAAAACGTTTGCGTCAGCGGTTTGTTGTACCAATTCGCTCGGAGCTTCCAAAATTGCGGATTTTGCCTCTTTTTTGTAAACCTCGTCGATGAGAGGTAGCATTTTTGTAACCAAATCAATTTGTTGTGTCATATTTCAAATCTCCTTTATAGCCCGATTGCTTTTCTCAAAGCTGTGTCATCCTTTGCTCCATTTTGACTGTTAGTCTGCGGGATTGTGGATTTCATTCCATTTTCAAACGTAGCTTTTTTAACCCCGTCTGTATAGTCCTTGAATGCCTGAATACGGGCTTTTGTACCGTCTGTATCTTTTGGGATAAAACAAAAATCAAGACAGCCCTCATCAACTCCCATTTCTTTCATCAATTTACGTGTTTCGTCTTTTTGTGTTGAAAGATTGATTAAGTCTTCTTTTTCCTGATATTTAGCTTTCCAATCAGCAAGTTCAGCATTTGCCTTTTCAAGTTCGGACATGTTAGCTTGTTTAGCGAGTTTTTCAGCTTCTGCCTTAGCCTTAGCCTCTTTGTCTTTAAACTCTGCCCTTAATTTGCCGGCGAGGGCGTTCATGTCCTCTTGATGTTTTGTGTTTAAGTCTGCCATTAACTTGTCAACGTCAGCTTGCGTTAAAGTTTTTTCATCGTCTGCCATTTTGTTTTCTCCTATATTTCCTCTAATTTAACTGCGTGAGTACCGCATAAATAGAGTATGACAGGCTACAAAACGGGCATTAATCAGGAATAATTAATTGTGTAGTTGAACGACAATTCGGGTGCATTGGTGGAAAGTTCTCACCAACAACCGCATCATCTACCCAAAAGGTTTTATTATTTAATTCTTTACAAATACTTGAAGTTCTATCATCAAGAAAAGCGTCATATTTATACTGCATTTTTTCTTCAAGCTCCTCTTGTGCCTCTTTGTAGCTTTCAAGAGTTGCAGCAGACTGAATAAACGCACCCTCTGTCCTGATAAGCCTGAAAGCGTTATTAAAACTACTCGATATATTTCCTTTGAGTTCAGTTGCCATTTTGCGATAACCATACCCCCGAGTAGTTCCCTTTGTCATAATTTCTTTGACATTTTGCCCGAGTTTTTCTCTATCGTCCCAAATTCGCTCACTCCAATTTTTACCACCGAGCCAATCAGTCATTATGACTTGTTTAATCTTGCGTTCAGAAATTCCACCTAGATTAAGCCCTAAGCCGTCTTTGAACATCTCAACAGTGGCTTTGTTTGATATGAGTGCAACCTCTGATAAGTTACTTTTAATCGCTGTTTCTTGCGTTGCAGTGACACTTGCGAGCTTTATTTGTAGTTCTGTTTCAAGTTGTCGTAAGCGGTCAATTTTGTATTTCGGAATGTCTTGCTTGGCTTGTTTTTGTAAAATCTTATCTTTCGGGTATTTCTTAGCTTTTTTTATAAGATTTGCTTTATACTTCTGAAATTCATCATAAGACAGCTTTTCGGCGGGATTATCTCCGTATTTGTCATAAAAAGCTTTAATCTCTTTGTCAATATCATCAAGATTACCCTTTAAGACCTTTTTAAGCTCATCAATAAAGCGTTCCCCAAGATTTAAAACACGCAATTTATTAAGCCTGCTACGTTCTTGCCAATAACTTTTACTCGTCTTTGCCATCGTCATTTACATCTTTGTTATTAACCGGGTTATTAAAGCCGTATGTGTCCGCTTTCCGTTGTTCATCTTCATGAATTTGCTCAATCTCTTTGTCCACATCTTTGACAATAGAAATATTCTTCAATAAAGTTTTAAGCGAGATAATACCGGCTAAATTTTGTGCAATATCATAATCTTGCTGCATATTTTGCGGTAAATTTTTATAAAAAGTGATTGAAATATCTTTTGAAAACTCAAAATCATTCTTAATCTGATATTGCAAAAGGTGCAAAAGCATTTTAATACGTTTGTACAATGTTGTTTTATATTTTCGTTCTTTTGCTGTCCATAACTGGTCAATACCCCACATTTTGAACTCCATCGCGACACCTGAAAGATTACCCGCAAAGGCATCATCTGTTAAGTCAGGTACGAGCGAAATTTGAAAAATAAAGTCCATAAGGCGGTCAACATGATCTTTAATTGCATCAGGATTAAGGTCTTTAACAACCCATTTCATATCGGCACCAACAGGCAAATTAGCCGTACGGTATTGGTTAATTAATTGAATTTGTTCCTCATTAAGTGTACCACCGCTCGCCGCAAGGATTGCATTTGCAATAGATTGCAAGTCGTCTGTATTATTTGACAAGCTAAGACTTAAACTATCCAACAAATCCACAACAGAGAAGTAATCACCAATAGCTTTGTCATTGTTAATTGTCTGCAATAGCGGAATTTGCCCCATATTGTGCGGAGTTACTTCTGATAACTCTAACGCTAATCCAAAGCCGTCAAAGATATATAAATTTTCATTGTCATACACATACGCACGATTTTTAGTCTGTTTGTTTTCTAAATATGTGTAATAATAAATAGCACATAAAGGATTACGCAAAATAGTGTTATCAGTAACATAAAAAGTAAATAGCGGGCTTAAACGCTTAAATACAATACGTTGTTCAATCGGCTCTTGTCCCTCTTTTACCATCAATAATTGATAACCGACACCATAAATAGACATATCACTTGCAACTTCAAAGTCTATTTCTTCTCCACGACAATTTTTATTAATATCCATGAGCTTATCAAGTGCTGATTTTGTGCTCTCCCCCACTGCTTCATAAATTGCAGGCTTGCCAATAAAATAACCGGTTGCAACATCTGTGATATACTTAGCCATATTAACATTAATTAAATAATTCGGGCGACCTTGAACAACTCCTTGTTTCTCAATCTTATTTTTACCCATATAATATGCCCCGAGTTTTTGTCTTTCGGGTAAAATACAAGTCTGAAAAATTCTTAACCACTCCGCTACATTAGTTTTATTTATTTCGTTATTGTCAGCCTCAATCTGATACATCATATTTATAAAATCTCCTTAATATGATGATAAACCCTTATAAAACGGGCTTATAAACGTAGACCTTTAATAGGCGTGATATTGTTTCTATCAATATCATCTGAAAGAGCGTAACGTATTGTATCAATATGGTGATTATTTTTATCAGGATATTTATCTTTGAAATCCCCGTTTTTATCTTTTTCCAACTCATACAAAGAAAATTCATCAAATGTATGAGGGCATCTTTCTTTATCAATATAAATATATGCAAGTTGTTGCAACCATTTTATTCCATAACGAACACTATCAGGACCTTTAATAGCTCCTACAATATTAAAATTATTTATCTGAAATTCCGCAATTGATTTTGGTTCTGCACTATCTGCAATAATTTTACATTGAGTTTTTGTTTTTATTAAATCCATAGCCTGAGTATTTGTAAGCCCTGTTTTGTGAATTTCATCATAAATGTATAAACATCTTCTTGTTTTATCATAGTGCATTTTATTCCATGTAAATGGGTCTGCAGCAAATCCCCAGTCTATCCCCTCTCGTAACTGGTCAAATTGTCTTATCATTTCATCTGTAATTCGTAAATTTTTAACGTTTTGAAAAATTATACCACCATTTCCGGTTACTTCTCCCATATACTCATGACGAAAAGCCAACTCATTAAATTGTTTTAGAAATTCAGCTTCTATAAAAAATTGCTCTCCTAACCAGTCTTTTGGAACATCTAAATAAGTATTATGCGTAATTATACGGTCTTTTCTTTCGTGTAAAACTTCTTTATTTACCCAATTATTAATATTTTGTGGCGGGTTATAAGATTTAAAAGCTATAAACTTGTTCCCCCCACGCATTACAGATTGTTCAGCCTTTCTGACTTCTTCAATCCCTGAAAATTCGTCAAGTTCTTCAAACCAAGATATTTTATAATATCCCTTTTGAAGTTTTATAGATTTTGTTTTTTTTGCATCATCAAGTCCCCTGAACGATATAATTTGTCCCGTTGGCTCATAAACTATTCGATAAGGTGATTTGGTTGCTTTAAAATAATCTTGAACACCTAATACATCAATTGCCCACAATATTTGATTATAAACGCTTTCTTCAATATCTTTTCCAATTTTACGAAAACATATTACATTACATTTACTATCTCTCATTACATTCAAAACTATTTCAAGACTAATAAAAGAAGATTTAGTAGAACCACGCCCCCCTTTAAACCAGTAATGTGTATGTTTTCTCGCTTTAATATCCTTATGAACATCATAAAATTTTGGAATAATAACATCTCGTAAATCAATCATTAAATATTATCCCTTATTATTGGAATATTATCAATTTTTACCTTAATATCAAAATATCCCCGCATTTTGGCAAGAGTTTCCCCGGCTTTAATTCTATCTTTTGGCGTAACTTTTTTTCTTGCCATAACAACTCCATCATCAGACATCATCGGAACTTCTTCTACTTCTTCCCCACGTAAAAGTTTTGTCATAAGCATTTGAATTTCTTCTGCATCAGCAATAGATTTATTTTTTATTTCTTCATTCAAACTTTTTATCCTTGCGGTTATGTTGGGGTCTTGCATTAAATCAAAAGAGGTTCTATTAATTGTTTCTGGTTTCATGTTAGAAGTATTATATGCAATTCTATAACTTTTACTTGCATTTCCACATTTAATAAATTCTTGACAAAATTTTTCTTGTTTAGGTGTTAATTTTTTCATAATCTTTCACCCTTTCTCAAGCGTCTTAAAAGGCTTATATGAGCTTTTAAACGTTCTTTAATACTTTTCATTTCAGTACCTTTGATTTCGAGTTGATTTCCAAATTCTTCATCAAAATGCACTGTGTACCCTTTTTTGTCCAATTCTTCTATACGAACCATTGTAGCAGTTTCCCAAAGTGTCCAATCCTCTACTGGTGTACATTTCAGACGTTTTATAACACTTTCATTCGCAAAAGGAGAAAATCCACAATATGTAAAAAGTAACGAATAAATTTTTTGTAGTGTTCTTATTCTGTAAATATGCTTTTCGTCACTATCTTGTACCCATTCTTCCGTAAATTCATTAAACCTGATTAATTCATACTTTTTTGTGTACGTCGGCTTTTTGTACCGAACACGTTTTTTGGCAACCTTACCTTTTACAGTCCTATTAAGAAGTGGCTCTATTTCATCACTTGCAAATAAAGAAAACTGTTGAGCAATTTGCGTTCCCATAATCAAAACCTTTTTTCTAACCTATTTTTAGGTTAAAAGATTTTGACAAAAAACATATCGTGTAAAATAACTACTGACTTAATTTTTTATTTGTTCAGGCTTAATTGTAAAGGTACGCATGTTCACCCCTTTTTTATATGCAGCACGACGTAAACGATATAAGTATTTTAAATCCTTTTCTTCATTTTCCATAATTAAAACACAAGCCGGTTGTTTCTTTGTTTGTCGACCATAATACAAGGCTTGCCCAACACATTCAGCCCATTTGTTTGCAAAATCAAATTCAACTGCAAGAGTATCTGTAACACAATCAACACGAGCTTTATCATTAAGCCTATATTCCATTTTCCCGTTGTGAGCTTTGCACCACTGCGCCTGATAAACCTTTTCAACATAAATTCTTTGCTTTGCAATAGCAGGAAGTGAAATAAATATTATTGTTGTTAAAATTAAAATCTTTTTCATAAATTGCCTAACTGGTTTCAAATAATCACCCTTCTAGAGAATGTAAATAACATATCTTAGAAAGAAAATAAAATCAATAGACAAGGGGTTATGTATGGAGTTTATTAAAATCAAAATTCAAAATAGAACTATTTCTCAAAAATTAATGTTATTAAGGCTCTTAGGGTTTAATATTTCCGATTTAATCAATGAGCTTATTCAAAACTATGAGATAAAAGTTTTGAAATAGCACAAAACGGAAGTATGAAAGCGGGGTGTCAATCACCCCATTTTTTTACGCACAAAAAAACGAGGTCAAGCCGTTGGCTCAACCTCGAAACGAAACAATTAAGAAGTGATTTAAAATCTCTCCGTGTACTCTAGTGCAAACTTATCATTGCTTGCCTCTTCTACCATATATAAAAACACTGCATGATATTCCACTAAACTTAAAAACTCTGTGAGTGCTTGTATATTCCCCGCTCTTGCAGTCATTATCGGGATTGCCTGCTCATAAAATGGGTTTATGTCAATCTGGTTCTCTTTCATATTCTTTAAAAGTTTTTTAATATTCTTTTCAGGACATAAAGCGGTATCCCACTTTTTGAATAAACTATGAATATCTTGCGCAAGTTCTCTCAAATCCTGACTTGTAAAATCAAGTTCATAGTTGTAATCCTTAGCTTTTTTCGCAATGTGTCTGTGTATTTCTTCTTTAAGTTTCAATATTTGCATATTGTAAAATTTTAATTTGCCGTAATCCTTTGATGTAACCAAATCACGGACTTTACATATTTTATCTATTAGTTTTGTCATTGTTATACTCCACCATAATTCTCTATTAAAAAATTTTGGAACTTTTTAAAACTTTCTCTTTTGGCATTAAACCATTTTTCAGAGTGTAATTGTCGTCTAGGTGCAGGTTGTGAGGGCATGCTATACTTCTTGTCAATAATAACTCCCTGAAATGCGTCAGCCCATTCTTCCTGCTCACGTTCTTCTTCCATAGTTAACTGACCATAGTCAACGCCCCACGAAAAAATCTCAAAAAGTTGCTTACTCGTTACTAATATTTGCATTGTTAAGTCCTCTTTTCCAATAGTTCTGGATTTTCGTAGATGTTGCCAACAACTTCAATTTCATTCATTGGAAGTTGACCTAAAAAGATACTATTTTCTGACTGTTCTATAAAAAATCCGCCATATTCATAAATGACAGGAGCAATAATTTCAACATATTTTTCATTAGTTCCAAAAGCTTCAAAATCTGCGAGAAACTTAAATTTTACAATATCGCCCTCATATATGAGTTTGCCGTTTTTGTCTTTTAAGCCTGTGCATTGTATTAGATTATCTAAATTAATTTTACACATCAAGGTTTCTTGTCTATCGAGTGAAACGATTTGTCCAGTTGAGTGAAAGAAGTCAATGGCAAAAACGTCATATATTTTATTGTTGTTATTGTATCTAAACTTAAATCTATCTTGCATTATTTTTCCTATCTTTTACTTTCATCATAAATTGTCACTTTTAGTTTTCTTGCTAAATCAAACAATTTGGTTATTGCTTCTTCAAAATAAGGTGTCATAACTCTATCTTGATTACTCAATTGTTCCATTTTTAACTGTTTGTAATATTCACTAAATATTTTGTTTAACAAAACTTGTTCGTCGTTTTGCAAAATAATTGGATTATTGAAAAAATCACTGTTCATTATTTCTCCTTCTTTTATAAAATTCACATTTGTTTCTAACTCTAATATCTGAATATTGAGAGTGATATTGGCAAAAGAATACTAGGTTTGTTTCATCAATATTTGGTTTGGCAAATTCACAATTGTAGCAACTAGGGGAATAAAACATATTGTCATAATTATCCATTTGTTTCTCCAATTTTAATTTACTGATATATGAATATGGTTAAATATCCATAAAATTATTTCGATTAGTTTCCATATACCTAGTGGCAAAACTATTAAAAATCCTAATGCCATAGTGCAAACTGCTTTAATTCCAAAATCCATTATTCACCGTCCTTTACAAAACAATGATAGCAATTATACCAATCACTTCTATTTAAGTTCCAATTATCATCACAAGAAAAATCGTCTATACCTGCAAGTTTGCTTGCTTTAACTAGTAACCAATATTTTAATGTTTTTAAAAATCTCATATTTATTTCTCCTTTGCCTTGTTAATAATATCTAGTATTATCTTATTATGACACTCATCGCAATGGTTATTTTCTTCCAGCTCTTTACAAGGACTACAGGCTTCGTTTTTACAAAGACTTTCAATCTCATCAAGTGCTTGTTTGTATTTGCTTGCTTTCATTTTCGCTCTTGCTGCATCAATTCTAAAATTTTTTTCATTAAACTTTAACTCTTCACACTCTTGTTCTTTGCGTTTGAGTTGTTTGAAGTAACATTTATCACCAAGATATTTACAATCTTTTAATGTTATTGAACAAGATGTTTTGCTTCTTTTATAAGATGTATCATCAAATAAATATCTACATTCACTTACATCAATACCGTTGATTATTATTTCTTTATCTGTCATCTTATATACTCCTCTAAATACCAAATTGCAGTTTCAAAATCTCTTAACCTGTTATCTACATACTCGTCTTTTATATCGTGAACACGTAAAAGTCGGAGAGTTAGCCAATATGCTGTAACTCCCATAATCCTTTTGTATAAAGTCGGAAAGAGAAGTTTCAAAAAAAATGTTCTAAATTTTTTCATTTTCTAATTCTCCTACTACTACCAAAATTCGTTTCAAACCTTTTCTCATACAGGTTTTACCGTTGTCAGTCGTTTCGTCTTTACAGTTTTCGCAATCAGTATAAAAATCTCCACAAGGTATCATATTTGAGTTTTTAGCAATTTTTTTAATTTTGTTAATTGTATTTTTATATTCATCATTCTGCTTTAATAAATCTGCCTTTGTTTCACTTGTGGAGCGATAATATTCATTTCGCAAGTAATCTCGTTCATTTCTAATTTTTTCTAAACTATTCAAAGCATTGTCGTGCAAATCGTTTAAGTATTCACAATTCATAACTTGCTCAAACAAAATCCATAACAAATAAACAATTGCTAGTAGTTCTAAAATATTTATCAAAAGTAAAATTATCATTTTTAATTTTCTCCTCTATTTGATATAGACGGCAATTTGAGCGGATTTTGGCTCAACGTAGCCGTGCGGGTTTTTATTAAGTTTTGTAACGCTGTGTTATGTACCAATAAGAATTATTATGTAAGAAAGCGGTTTTATTTCCGCCTTACCTCATATTTCATTCCTTTGAAAAATCTATCTCTTGAAAATCTTCTTTATATTTTCCGTTTTTATCCCAAAATCCTAAATCAACTTTTTTCTTATTTTTACCCATTGCTATTGCACATTTTTTGCAATAATCAAAAACTCCTTGTTTTTTTAAAGGATTTTTATAAAATTCTGAAAGTCTTTTATATTCTCCACATTTATTGCAACGTTTATAACCAGGGTTGTTTTTAAGTTTTTCAAATCGCCATGCAAGTTCATATTTTTTCTTTTTTATTCGTTCCTCTGCCTCAAGGATTGTATCAATCTCAATTACATATTTGTCAGTTATATTACTGCGATAATAAGCTTTTTCTTTTTCATCAATCATTCTAACCTCAATATTATATCTTCAAGTGTTATTGCATTTTGCCTTAAAGCCTCTACCAACAACTGACTGCGGTTATTTACTACAAATTTATTAAATAATTGGAATATATAAGTGTGAGCTGTCGACAATGAAATTCCGAGTTGTTTGGCTATTTGTTTATCTGAGTTACAGGCTAAGGTTAATACCTGATATTCTCTCTTAGTTAATTGCATATTATACCCCTTTATTCGTTTTTAATTCGTTCTAATTGTCTTTTAACCTTTTGTAACTGTATTTCTTGCATTTTTAAATCTAAATCAACGTCATTAATTGTAAATTGGTCTATCATTACCTGAACATTTGCCATTTCTTCAATCAAGTTATCAATATCTTTTTTAGTTAATGCAACAATTAGCTCTGCAAGTTCTTGTATAAACTGTTGTTTCTGGACTTTCAGCCCATAATGTTTCAAAATAGCTGTTTCTGCTTTGTAATATTCAATCATTTCTTTTTCTGTCATATTTCCCTTTCAAAAAGGGGGATAATCCCCCTATGCCTTAAAAAATTCTACCAACTTTTCATGATTGTATTGACCTTGTGTTAAAGTTATAACCTCTTGAACAGTATATTTTTCTTTTTTATCTGTTAGGACAGTCTCAACAAAATACCTTGTTCCACTCTCACAAGCTCCTGTAATAACTCTATACATTTCAATTGCTTCTTTCAGAGTTAATTCCGTTTTAAACGTGTAATTATCAAATTTTGAAGTATCTCGATTTGATATTTTGTAAATTAAACTATCCTTAGCCTCTTGAATTGTTGAGCCGTGAGAATAAATGTCTCCGTCTTGAACAATAAAGCTTTCTTTTGTTTCATTCAAATTTCTGACTTTATAAACATTCTTATGTTTACTGATAACAATAGAGATTATGCCGTCAATATATACGCATTCTTGAAATTTCTTATCTAACAAAATATAATAAGTATCTGCTTTTAATTTTTTACCATCTATTTGAGCAGATTTTACACAAACTGGTTTGTAATTATTATTAGGATCATATTCTGCAAGAGTTATCCACGAACCTTTTTTAGCTTTAATTATTGTTTTATAACCAATCCCTGTAACTACTGTATCATCCCCAGTAGAATTAATTTTTGCGGAGTAGCCAGAACTTCCGATTTTTGCGTAGTCGCCAGAACTTCCGATTTGTGCGTAGTAGCCAGAACTTCCGATTTGTGCGTAGTCGCCAGAACTTCCGATTTGTGCGGAGTAGCCAGAATTTCCGATTTTTGCGTAGTCGCCAGAACTTCCGATTTGTGCGTAGTCGCCAGAACTTCCGATTTGTGCGTAGTCGCCAGAATTTCCGATTTTTGCGTAGTCGCCAGAACTTCCGATTTGTGCGGAGTAGTTCTTATTTGCAATAATTATATCATTTTCATTTGCATTTTTATTATTTGGTTTTAACTTTAAAATCTCTTTTGCCAATGTTGTTAGAGATGTGGCAAGTTCAAATATCTCTTTTAATTCTTCTATCATAATTTCTCCTTATAAAATTTTCTCTTGATATGCCCAATTTATTAAATTTGCCCGATTTACCGTTGCAGTTTTTAATAATAATTGCCTTAAACATAATCTAACTGTTGAATAAGAAAGTTTTATTGCTTCTGCAATTTCAATGTCGGTATAACCCAAGGCAATTAAACGAATTATTTTTTTTTCACGACTAGTTATTTTTGTGTTTCTTTTTTTCTCTTTCATTTTTATTTCCTTGTTTAAAATAATTTATTTTGCGTTGTAATTGTGTCCTTCCATTGCTTATAATCTTGCATTTCTGTTATTGTTACCTCAATACAAGGCTCAAACTTGTTATGAAAAACTCTTGAACCATCATGAGCGGCAATAATATCTCTGTTGTCATCAAGCAGCAAACCTGAATAAACCATTGCATCATCAATTGCATTGAGTAAATTTGGGAGATCTACTCGTCTTTTTGTTTCCATAAAAAATAGGCATTTTACATTTACCGGATAATTAATTTGCCCAGTAACAGATTTAATTCTTTTAAAAAAAGGAAGACAATCTTTTTCAAACTGTTTATACTGTTTAGAAGGGATTAGAATACTTCTCCCTTTAACCTGAATTATTTGACCTGAATTTTTCTTTGTTGCCGGTCTAACAGGTAATTTGAATTCTATCATTTTAAATCCTTTTTATACAAAAGAGAGAGTTCAAAAATAACTCTCTCTTTCCTCTCTCCTCTAAATTGTTCAAAGCTTTATTTGTCACTGTTATCAACAACAAGCTTCATTTATTTTGTTTTTGTTTCTCCATTAATATAATCTTTTGCTTTTGCAATTACTTCATGTAATGCTTCTTCATCTTTGCCGGAAATACAAAAAGTATTTTCTAATTCTTCTTTATAGATAGGCAACGGTGGTGTATTCAAGTTAATAACTGCATTATTTTGGTCATTAAAAGCGTATTTAGCTGAATATAATGCAGATTTTAAAAATTCATCTTTGCCATAATCAAACTTAATTGAGTTCATAGTAATTTTATTTTTATCACCCGCTAATTTCGGAATACAACCAATTAAACCATTTACTGTTTGTTGAAAAATTTTCTTAAATTCTTCTGTAACACCATCTTTTCCTTGATAAAAAAACTTCTTTTGTATCACTATCGCAACTTGTTCTATAATTAATTGCAGCTGTTCCATCATTATTTATTTTTACCTTTACAATATACATCTGATTTTTTGATGCTTTATTATCTTTTTCTGTTGTTTTTACGGCAGTTGCTACCATTTTAACCTCTCTTTCTAATTTGTTTTACTGTTTCTCTCATCAATTCCAACCCAGCCTTATCAACTTCCGGAGAAGTTTTTTCAATTTTTTCAGCGGGCGGGATATTAATCTCTTTAGATTGTTGTTCAAGTCTTGCCAATCTTTGTTTTTCTTCTTTGAGAATGTCAATGTAATCTCCATTTTCAATTATTTTGTTGACATAACCTCTTAGATTGGTTTTTGCAAGTTTTTTTCTTTTGACATAATTTTTAAGAATATCTCTCTCATCATCATCTATTTTTAGATTTGTTTCTTCATTACATGATGATGAGAGATATAATTTATTATATCTCTCTTTATTTATATTATTTATAGTGTTGTTATTTGCCCCCCCACTTTGTTTGTTATTATCGTTTTCGTCAATCCTGATTTCCCCAGTGTTTACAAGGATTTTGGCTTGTTGTTTGTTTGTTGTTTGTTTGTTATTACCCCTCAAACCTTTTCCTTGTTTGACATTTGGCTGATAACAATTATAGTTAATTACCGTTATTATTGAATATCGATTTGTTGTTTGTATAGTAATTTCATTTGTTGTTTGCAAATTTTTTATAGCCGTTCTTGTCTGCTGAACAGTTAAACCAAGAGTAGTGGCGAGCTTTTCAACACTTGTTGGGAATTGCCCACGTTTTATTTTTTGTCCTTTCCAATTTTCATCAATGAAATTTGCGGATAATAGACAATGAAGAAAAACATCTTTTGTCGGTGGATGGTCATACCATTCCCAATTTAAGAATTTTTTATATAACAAAATCCACGCTTCTTTACTCATTTTTACTCCAAGTGTCTACACCGGAAATCCTGTGTTGTTTTTCTCTACCTTTTTCTCTGCTTTTTGTTCCTCTTTCTTTTCAGGTTTATATAACTCTAGATAATAATCAGGATGTTTATCTTCTGTTTTATTTTTATTTGGAGTTATTACCAAAATTTTTTCAGAGGTAAGATTTAATGGTAAAATAGCCTCGTCAATTTTTGCTGAAATGTAATGTTCTTCATTTTTATCTACCTTTAGCCACCCTGCGCCAATTCTCGTCATTTTAATTCCTTTCTTAATTTCTTATTATTAATTCATCTGGCAAAATTAGCCGTTCTAGTTTCTGTGTCGCTCTGCAATAATCGCAAACTCCGCATCTTTTTGGCTCCTCATTGTGATTTTTTACTTCGATTAGTCGTGGTATTTTCCAACGAAGTTGTTTTCGTTGAAAATCCAATTGATCATTTGGAATTAATATACATGCCATATCTGGGTAATCTTGTTTATCTATAGCAGAAATTGTACACGGCAACAATTCATCTGTATTTTGTCTTACAATTTCCTGATAAACTCCCAGTTGTAAATCATAACCTGATTTTTCAATAAAAGATTGCCTAAATCCTTGTTTTGTAAAAGAAACATCACGTACATTTTTGACAACCTTTAAATCGTTAATCAATTCATGCGGAATGTAACTATCCATTTTAATTTTTATTTTTGCTCCAAAAAGTTCACCAGTCATAATAACTTGCTTTTCACCGGACATTAATTTCATAAAAAGTTCTTGTTTTTCGGCAGTTTCAATAATTTTTTCTGCCTTAATATAATCCGCTTTTAAAGTTCCATCTTTTTTGAAAATTTGTGGAGTACGTTCTTTAAATTCTTTAAGAGTTCCCTCAAAATAACTATCAACGTATGAACCAATCAACATTGGAGTTGTAGGTTCTTCACTCCATTCACCATTAATTTTTGCCATTGCATATGCTTCACATTTTAAAAAATCTTTTATTTGTGAAACGCTGAAATATGCTTGATTTGCTTTTAATGAATAATAGTTATCATTCGTTAATTTCATTTTGAGCCTCTTGTTCATAATAAACATTTGCTAATTCTTCAAGTTCTTCAGGAGTTGGTTCGTATTGTTTCTTTTTCCCATCTTTTCCTGCGCTTTTCAATTTCTTTTCAGTTTCTTCTTTTTGCTTTTCAGCTGCACTCGGAACATCAAAATATTGTCCTACAGATGCAAAATTATTCTTAATTGAATTGTAAATTGAACCTAAATCAACTATGTTTTTTGCAATAAAATTATCACATTTTGTACCAATACGTTTTTCAATCATCTCTTGCGTTACCCCTAATTCTTCAAAAAGTGTAAGCATATCTTGAACTCTTTCTTTTAACGGTTTAGGATTTGACCCAATGAGAGTTTTATCACATTCATTTAAAAAATCTTCAACAATATCACCCGGAAGAATTTCAAGCAAAACTGCTCTTTTTCTTCTTGCGCCATCATTTGCAATTCTTTCATAAATATCTCGTGGATCTGTTAAAATCGTATTTCCATTGCTTTTGGTATATCTTGTATGAGGAACTTTGAATATACGTTCTGCTCTAACATTTGTTTCTAAATCCCAAGCATAAGCCAACACCTCACTTTCATGTGTAGTTGTATTTTGGCTAAGTTCTTTTATACCATAGCTTACATTTCCCCAAAGTTTTGCAATATTTTCTGCTGCTCTAACTGATGGACCTTTAATTTGTTGCCCACCACGTGGATAACAATATGTTGCTTTTTCGGCTAAAGTTAAACGTTTTGCACTTTCCATTATTTTTCGTTGTGCTAAAACTTCATTACGTGGAAATTGTCTTGCCATAAAAATAGCTCCTTGCACTTCCTGTAAAGCACGTGTTTTTTCAACCTCCTGTCCAACATTTGGGAAATTAGTCATTTGGTTTCTGTCTTGTTGTGTTGTTAAGTCATACATAATTAATCCTTTCTAAACTTCTTCAAAGTATTCTTTACAATACTCAAAATCTTCTTTTGTAATTTTTTTACTCCCGAATAATGCCTCGCAATCATCAAAGGAAAGCGAGCCTGAATTTAATAAAAACTCAAGCTCTGTTTGATAATTTTGGGGATCTTTATTCAGAAAATTATCTTCTAATGCCATTTTCTTCTTCCTCTAACAATTTGAAATAGTAATAATCAAGAGTTCCTTCTCTAAGCAGTCTATTAATGTCTGCTTTAATAAGGTTTTTCCTTTGATGTTCTGCTGATTTCATAAAGTCGGGAATGTCAACATTGTTTCGTTCAATTGTTTGATAATAAGCATCAAGCTTAGCTGATATCTTGTTTATTTTGTGGAGTAATAAGTCTTTATCCATTGTTGGATAACAATAATTTACTAACATATTTTAGCCTCCAATCAGAATTACAAAGCTTGTAAACATAAAATAAAACGTTGCAAAAACTGCCATTCCTTGAATGACGAGTGGTAATGATAAGTTCATTTTTATTATCTCCTATGTCGTAAAAATCTAAAAAAAAGGGGCTTGCGATATTTTTAAGTTCAGTGAGTTTTACGGTAGCCCCAAAAGGATAGTAAAGTTTTAGAAAAAGGGGAAACGGAATGGAATTGTTGGTCTATATCGTATAGTTAATTAGCCACAAAGGAGTGTTTCCCCAGTAAATCTCTTTAGGTTGCCCTGCGCAGGTAGACTTATATGAGGTTTTTGTGTAAACGGTTGCACAGGGCAAGGTGAAAAGATTTCTTTAAAGTTCTTATGGCAACTGTCAAGGATTACTTGACAGCTGATTAAAAACTTGTTTTTCTGCGCCGATATATCATCTTTAACGTCTTACGCTATTCAATTGTCAATGTACAATATTTTTAAATCGGTTATAATTTGAAAAATTTAT